TGGTAGTTATGTTGAATTAAAAAAGGATCTGAAAAAATGAAACTCTTTGCAGTCCGTGATAAGAAAGCGCAGTATTTCTTAAAACCGTTTTTTGCCCGTAACGAGGGCGAAGCCTCTCGGTCTTTCGTTGATGCCTGTCACGATACACAGACGCCTTTGGCGCATCATCCGGAAGATTATGACCTGTATTTGATTGGCGGTTTTGATGATGAAACTGGTTCTCTTAAGCCCGCCGATGAGCATCCTGAGGCTGCGTTGCCTTGGACGCCTGTTTTAGTTGTGACTGGTCTCTCCACAATCCCGCCTGAAAAGGCGTGATCCTTTCCCCGCGCGGTCCCGATCTCCCCGCGCGGGGTTTTTATTATGGTGAATTTATGTGCCACTTCAGAACACCTTATTCCAAAGCCGTACGAGCACCCTCGCACGGCATTTTGTTTATTGAGCCTTCTCAGACTGATCAGAGTTCGTTGGAAGAGACAACGATTGATTATTACCTGCGGCGTTATGCCGCGACTGGTATCGATCCCGCCGCAGGCCGCTTAGAAGCGGCTCAATTTGGCGATTTCAGCTCTATAGATGATTTCCGTTCTGCGCAATCAAAGGTAGCCGCCGTTAAAAGCGGCTTTGAGTCTTTGACTGCTCAGGAACGTGCTCAATTCGACAATAATTTTTCGAATTATGTTGAATTTATTTTGAACCCCGAGAATGCAAAAGCCGCTCAGGATATGGGCTTTTTGCACGCTCCCATTGTTGAGGAAATGAAAAATGCGAAGGAAGCCCAGCCCGCTGAAAAGAATCCTGCGGAAGTCTCTCAGCCGTCGCCTGTCGACGGCGAAAAGGCGTCCTCGTAGACGCCGTTAATAGCCTCGGCACATCGTCCCTGCTTGTTGTAAATGTGCCGAGTGACACCAAGAGAAAATTTACCGATAGGATTAAACAATGTCTAAACATACCGTAGCCCGTCAAGGTTCCACTTATAACCGCTTTGCGGCTCTGCCGAAGGCTCAGATTCAGCGTAGTGTTTTTAATCGTTCTCACGACTACAAAACTACCTTCGATTCCGGCTACCTCATTCCTTTCTACGTTGATGAGGTCTTGCCCGGTGATTCGTTTAAGCTCAATTGCTCTATTTTCTGCCGTTTGGCTACCCCTATCGTCCCCTTCATGGACAATCTTTACCTTGAAACCTTTTTTTTCTTCGTTCCTAATCGACTCGTTTGGAAGCATTGGGAGAACTTCATGGGCCAACAGGATAACCCCGGTGATTCCACTGACTATTTAATACCTCAGACGGTTGCAGGCTCTAACGGTTTCCCCTCGGGCTCCGTCGCTGACTATTTTGGCATTCCGACTGGCGTTCAAAATCTTTCTGTTTCGTCTCTGCCGTTCCGTGCATACCAGCTTATTTATAACGAGTGGTTCCGTGACGAGAACCTTCAAGACCGCGTTGGTGCTTGGGCCCCAACCGCATCTCACAAGGATGACCCTGTTGGTGACTGGAATGACACAAATTCCACTGGCTTGACTCTTCTTCGTCGTAATAAGTATCACGACTATTTCACCTCTGCTCTTCCGTGGCCGCAGAAAGGTGACGCCGTCGATGTCAACTTTGGCGTAGGCGGCCCGATTGAATGGGAAGATCAGTCCTATACCGCGACTGCTAAGGCTGGCGGTAATTATGCAATGAAGTTTTATAAGATTGTTAACCCTAACAATCGTGTCTTTTTAGCCCCTTCTCCATCTGTTGCTCCGTCGACGAATAACATTACTTTAACGCCGCCAGTTACGACGGGCGAAAATCAGAAGCCTGTTTATCCTCAAGGCACTTTGTATGCGCCTGGTGACGCTTGGATTTATGCCGGCGGTGGTCTAAATCAGAATGATGCTTCTGTTAATTCGCCGATTTCACTTCCTACGCTTAAGTTTGTTGGCGAAACTGGCGCAGGTCTTACGATTAACGATCTTCGTCAGGCTTTCCAGGTTCAAAAGCTCCTTGAGCGTGATGCCCGAGGTGGTACACGTTATACGGAAATTCTTCGTTCTCATTTCGGCGTTGTTTCGCCTGATGCTCGTTTACAGCGTCCCGAGTACCTCGGCGGTTCTAGTACGCGAATTCTGATGAATTCAGTCGCTCAGACTGCCGCTACGAATGACGTGACTCCGCAGGCTAATCTTTCCGCCTTTGGCTTGTTCGGTGATAGTTTCCATGGTTTCTCTAAATCGTTTGTCGAGCATGGCTATATCATCGGCCTTGTTAACGTTCGTGCCGATCTTTCGTATCAGCAGGGTGTTAATCGTATGTGGTCGCGTAAATCGCGCCTCGATTTCTATTTCCCTGTCCTTGCTCACTTAGGCGAACAGGCTATTTTGAATAAGGAAATTTATGCTCAGGGTTCTGCTGCGGACGATCAAGTCTTTGGTTATCAGGAACGTTTTGCGGAATATCGTTACTCGCCTTCTGTCATTACTGGCAAAATGAGAAGTACTGACCCGCAGACGCTCGATATTTGGCATCTTGCACAGAAGTTTGATTCCCTGCCTACGTTGTCCAGTCAGTTTATTCAGGATAATCCGCCCGTCAGTCGTGTCGTGGCTGTTCAGTCTGAGCCTCAATTTATTCTCGATGCTTGGTTTGATTTGAAGTGTATTCGCCCGATGCCTGTTTATTCTGTGCCCGGCCTTGTCGACCACTTCTAAGGAGTCTTGAATGTCTTTCGGTGCTATCTTTGGTCAGGTTGCTGGTCAAGTGGCTAACAAGGCGACTGATTTCCTGTTTAGCAATTATCAAGCTAATAAAGCGTGGAGCCGTCAGAAACAGGCGGCCCAATCTGCACATCAATGGGAAGTTGCTGACCTTAAGGCCGCTGGTTTGAATCCGATTCTTTCCGCTACCGGCGGAAATGGCGCTAATCTTCCTTCGGTTGCTGTTGCTCAAAATGCGAATTCTGAAGCTCCTAACATTATTGGCATGATGTCGGCCCTTCAGGGTATTCGTAATCAAGAACAACAGGAAAACGTCCTTAAGGCGCAGGAACGCCTTTTACAGACTCAGGCAGATCGTGAGCTTGATTCCGCTACGCTTTTGCGTTCTCAAACTGCTCAGATCAATACGCAAAACTACATCCCTGCGGTGTTTAATGCGCGTATGATGGATGATCCTAAGTTGCGCAACCTTATGGCTGATATGTATCAAACTCAGCTTTATAAGAACGCATTAGGTCAGTTTGGTCAGTTGCTTGGCGGTGTCCAGCAATTTGGTTCTTTACTTTTTGGAGGTCGCTAAATGGGTACTCTTACGGTTTGGCATTGGCTTATTACGTTAGGTATCTTTTCTCTTGGTGCTTATCTATGTTGGAGAATCATTAAATGGCTTTGCATGAAAATGACTGGTGGACGCTTTTAGTTCATCTATTTGACACTGCTGTCAAATTCTTCAAACAATTTTTTGGAGTTTCTTAATATGTCTCGTCGTCGTCACAAAATCAGCAGACGCGCGTCAAAGCGCATTTTCAGCCGCACAGCGGGCCGCACCCGCAGCCTTAACCTCAGAACCGCGGTCCCCCGCGGCGGTTTCAGGCTTTAAACCCAAACAGGATAGCCCCCGCCATGCGGGGGTTCAATGTCTTTTGATTACTGCAAAAAAAATCGGAGACGCCGTAGCGAAGCGAAGGCGAATTCGAGCAACGCGCGGGGTCCAGGGGCGGGCGCGCCCCCGCCCCTGAAGCGGTTGACCGATTTGCACCCATAACGCGCGACCTGAGTCGTCGCGCTAAAGTGCCGACTGTGCACATGACTGCACCAAGCGCGAGCGTATGAATGCGCGTGCGCGTGCGTTTCGCGCGTGCGCGTGCAATAAAGGAGCGAAGCTGTGCCCTGTTATCATCCTTTGAAGCTCTACCGAGCGAAGGCAGGCCGGAACAAGGAAACTGGCCGATGGCCGCTAGTGAGTAACCCGCGGTTCGGACTTCTTGACCAAGTTGTCGAAGTCCCTTGTGGGCGTTGTATAGGCTGCCGTCTGGAACGCTCAAGACAGTGGGCTGTGCGGTGTATGCATGAACTAAAATCGCATGACCATTCAGCGTTTTTAACGCTGACATATAAGGACCCGCCGCCCGGCGGCTCTTTAGTCCTGAAGGACCTTCAGGACTTCTTTAAGCGTCTTCGCAAAGCCATCTACCCTATCAAAGTTCGTTATATGGCCTGTGGCGAGTATGGCGAGCAGTTAGGCCGCCCGCATTATCATGTAATCCTTTTCGGTTATGACTTCCCTGACAAGGTGCCTTTTAAAAAAACTGGTAGTGGTTGTCAGACGTACATCTCTCTTCAGCTAGAGGCCCTTTGGGGCCATGGCATGACTAACATAGGCGATGTGACTTTTGAATCTTGTGCCTATGTAGCTAGGTATGTAACCAAGAAAGTGAACGGCGACGCCGCTGAGGATCATTACACCGTTATTGACCCTGAGACTGGTGAAATTTTCCACCGCAAGCCGGAATTTATCGTTATGTCTCGTAAGCCAGGTATTGGCTCTGCTTGGGTTGATAAGTATCAGGATGACGTTATTGCGCATAAAGGCCGCGTTCTGTCTAACGGTCATTTGGCGACAATGCCGCGTTACTATGAAAAACAGCTTGTTCGCACCCGCGAGGATGACGTTTTGAAAATTAAGGCAAGACGTGTTAATGTTTCGCGTGAAACAAAACTTGCTAAGCCTCTTGAGTTCGGCCCCGACCGAATGGCAGTTAAGGAAGAGTGTCAACAGTTGCGTTTCAAGAAGTTGCCCCGCCCGCTTGAGGCTATGCAACAAATTGGTAGTTATGTTG